AATGGTAATTTAGAAGAAATATTATCACAAAGAAACTTTACAGCATAATGCCTAATAATATAAACATATCACCTGCTCTTGCTAAAAATACTATTGAACTAGCTAAAAATCCTCAAAAAATTAAAGCTTTTGGAGATCAATTAGTTGACAAAGCTAAAGATAAAATAATTTCTTCTGCTTTAGGAAAAATTCAAGAATTAAAAAATCAAATAGAGGAAATTGTAAAATTATCTATTCAAGCAGGTATTAATCATAATACAGAATTAAAACGTTTAGACGTATTATTAAAAGAAAAACAAATAACTCAAGAACAATATGATTTAGCTGTTCAAAAAGAAAATGAAGCATATAATGAAAAAATAGGGGATTTAGAAAAATTAAAAGAAAAACTTACTAGAGATTTAGCTGCTTTAATTAATGATCCTCTAAAAAAAATAAAGGAAAATAGAAATAAATTAAAGTTAAAAAAGTTAAGAAGAAGAAAAAAAAATAAAGCTGAACGAGCTAAAGCAAGAAAAGATTTAGCTAAAAAAGTTCTTAAAAATGCTGCTAAAACTTTAGCTCCTGTTATTGCTCTTGGATTAGCTAATAAATTTGCTGCTGTTTTATCTCAAAGAGCACAATTAGAAAAATTAGTTGACCAAGTAAATATTTATATTGAACAAGCTAATACCCCAGAAACAATTACAGTTGCTACTAATTTAAGAAATAATGCTATTACAACAATTAACAACAGTATTAGAAAATTATCTGATATACAGAAAATATTAACTCAATTAAATTTATATATTTCTATATTCACTGCAATAGTAGCTGTTCTTTCTGCTATTCCTATTCCAACAGCAGTTCCACCTGGTATTGGTATTCCGGTAAGTTTAATTATGAGAATAGTTAAATCATTAGAAAAAGCATCTAAATTAATCGTTTCACTAAATGTAATAACGGTTATTGCTGTTACTATATTAGAAAATGAAATATCAAAGTTAAACGACTTAATTGAAAGATTAAAAGAAATAACAGCATTACTAAATATCCAATCATCAATTAATCTAGACCAAACACAATTTACTAATTTAATTAATACATTTAGCGGTGATAAACGAAATGATGATTTTGAACCATACAAGGGATTTAAATTTAAAATTAAAGAAGAACAAACATTAGGTGCACAACAAGCACAAGTTGTTAAAGGTAATAAACGCCGATATGCCGTTGCCGTTAATCGTGATGGCACCGAAATATTAAAAAGTGATTTTTCATTTACTTTAGATCCTAATGATCTTATTGAACAATTAAAATTAGTTATCGATCAACGAAATTTACAAGGATAAAATATTTATAATTATGAACATCAAAGTATTTAAAAAATTAATTAAAGAAGCCGTAGTTGATGCTATTCATGAAGAGTTACCATACATTCTTGAAGAGCACATGGCTAAACAAGAGAAAAAAGCATTGCGTGAAGGTAAAGCAATGAGTTATACTAGCACTGATGTAATGCCTGGTAACCCAGACGTTAGAGCATCATTACGTAGTAAAATGGGTGAAGCCTTTGGTTTCCAACAACCACAACAACAGTTAAAAGTTATTGATGCCGTTGATGAAGCTACTGGTGAGAAAGTAAATCCATTTGCTGCTTTTATTGCTGATGCTGCTGCTAATATGACACCAATGGACAGATCAGGATTAAGACAATTAGATTAATATGCCAATACCTCAAACGATACGTGTAAATCCGTTAGATTTACAAAAGAATATTGCTATTGGGGTATCACTACCTTTTAATGGTCCTGGTGTATTTAATAGTACTTATACTACTAAAGATCAAATTAAATCCAATTTAATTAATCTATTATTAACTAGTGTGGGTGAAAGGATAATGAATCCAAATTTTGGGTGTGAATTAAAAAATTTTTTATTTGAAGGTATAAATGAAAATAATATTAGTGATTTAAAAATTAGTATTAATAATAGTATATCACTTTATATACCTGAAATAACAGTATCAAGTATTGATGTAGTTTCTAATAGGGATAACAATTTAATAGATGTAACTATAAGTTATATACTAAATATATCAAACAATGCTGATCAAGTAACAGTACAATTTAATTAATATAATGGCAGAAGATAAAAACATATCGTATTTAAATAAAGACTTTGGAGATTTTAAATCAGCATTACAACAATACGCTAAAACATATTTCCCCAACACATATAATGATTTTTCAGAAGCCACTCCAGGCAATATGTTTATTGAAATGGCAGCGTATGTAGGTGATGCAATGTCGTTTTATTTAGATACTCAAACACAAGAAAACTTCTTATTATATGCTAAGGAAAAAGAAAACTTATATGCTCAAGCATATGTAATGGGTTATCGCCCTAAAGCATCATATGCAGCAAATACTACAGTTGATATATACCAATTATTACCTACTTCATCCGGTACACCAAATCCAACTCCAGATTATACCCAATATGGTTTAATAATACCAGCTAATACAGTCTTAACTTCAACTTCCACAGGAATTAAATTTTTAACTACAGAACAAATTGATTTTACCAATACAGGTAGTGCTGAAATTACATATGCTAGTAATGAATATTACCTAATAAAAAAATCAGTTCCTGCTATTTCAACTGAAGTAAAAGAAACAACAATTAATGTTGGTATAAATCAAAAATTTGTAACTGCTAATATTGTTGATACTAATATTTTACAAATATTAAACGTAACTGGAAGTGGAGGTATTAATGATATTTGGTATGAAGTTCCTTATTTAGCTCAATCTTCTATATTTAAAAAGATAGCTAATCCAACTTATAGTACAGATCAAGTTCCTTATTTATTACAGTTACAAAGAGTGCCTAAACGTTTTGTTTCTAGAATTTTATCTGATAATACATTACAATTAGAATTTGGAGCAGGTTTAACTTCAAATAAAGATAGCGAAATCATCCCAACAGCTGAAAATATAATATATGGTTCAGTACCTGGTATTTCTTTAATAAACAATAATTATAATGAAGCTTCTGTATTCTATACTCAAGAATACGGATTAATACCTTCAGGTTCATTAACAGTAAAATATCTAGTTGGTGGTGGTATAAATTCAAATGTTGTTGTTGATGACTTAACAATCATAGATACATCCAATGTAACTTTCCCAAGTGGAATAACAGGAATTACAGCAAATTTTGTAAAATCAAGTATTGCTTCTAATAATCCTTTTCCCGCAGTTGGTGGTAGAGATGGAGATACTGTTGAAGAAATTAGACAAAATGCTTTATATTCTTATTCAACTCAATTAAGAGCTGTAACTAAAGATGATTATATAGTAAGAGCATTATCAATGCCTGCTGATTATGGTGCTGTGTCTAAAGCTTATATTTCACAAGATTTATATTCTAATCCCCAAGAAACAGTAACTACATTACAACAAAATAATCCTTTAGCTTTAGATTTATATATTTTATCTTATAATAGCAATAAACAATTAATAACAGCATCAACAACATTAAAAAATAATTTAGTAACTTATCTTAATCAATATAGAATGGCTACTGATGCCATTAATATTAGAGATGCATATTACATTAATATAGGAATTAATTTTGATATTACTGTTCTAAGTGGTTATTCAAATAAAGATATTTTAACAGCTTGTATTTCTTCTTTAAAAGACTATTTTAGTATAGATAATTGGCAGATAAACCAACCACTTTCTTTATCGGATATTCAAAATAAATTATTACAAGTTAGAGGAGTACAATCTGTAGTTAAATTAGAAGTTACAAATAAACAGGGAGGAGATTATTCTCAATATGGATATGATATTGCAGGTGCAACTAAAAACAACAATATTTATCCTTCGTTAGACCCTGCTATATTTGAAGTTAGATTCCCTAACACAGATATACAAGGTAGAGTAGTAGTAAGTTAAAAATTAAAAATATGAATTTAGACAAATTAAAAGGACACATTCCAGACACAGTAATAACCCAAATACCAGCTGTAATGGAAAAATTCCAAATTAACACTCCATTACGTTTAGCTCATTTCTTAGCTCAATGTGGTCATGAATCAGGCGGTTTCCGTTTAACAAAAGAAAATTTAAATTATAGTGCTAAAGGATTAATGGGTATATTCAAAAAATATTTCCCAAATGAAGCATTAGCTAATCAATATGCTCGTAAACCAGAAAAAATTGCTAACAAAGTTTATGGTAACAGAATGGGTAACGGCCCTGAAGCGTCTGGTGATGGTGCTAAATTTTGTGGTCGTGGTTATATCCAATTAACTGGTAAAGATAATTACACTGCGTTTGGTAAATCAATCAACGAAGATTTAACAGTAGATCCAACATCAGTAGCAGGAAAATATGCTCTATTATCAGCTGCATGGTTCTTTAGCAAAAATGGTTTACATAAATTAGCAGATGGTGGTGCAACTGACGCAGTTGTTACACAAATTACTAAGCGTGTTAATGGTGGTACTATTGGTTTAGCTGATCGTATCAAACATTTTAAAGAATACCACGCATTGCTTGCATAAAATAGTTTGGTACTTGCTATATTTATATGTAGTAATTACTAATTATGGCCGTTTATAAAATATTCCCCGAAAAGAGTGCTACTCTATATTCATTTTATCCTGTTTTAAATACAGGTATAGATGAAATATTAGAAATTAGCACCTTTGAATCTATCGATGGTACCAATGAGGTATCACGAGCATTAATTAAATTCCCTTCTGCTCAAATCAGCGATATAATCGCTAATAGAATTTCAAGCAGTGCTTTTGATGTCTACCTAAAGGCCTCATTAGCTAACGCCTCAGAAATACCTTTAAACTATACTTTACTAGTTCACCCACTATCAGCTGATTGGAATCAAGGCACAGGTCGACTAGGTAATTCACCAGCTACAACAGATGGTGTTAGTTGGGAATACACAAATCAATCAGGTAGTAATTTATGGATACAAGGTAGTTTTATATCTGGTACCACGGGTTCATATAGCACTAATGTTGGTGGTGGTACATGGTGGACAAGTTCCGCTTACCAATCAACACAATCATTTTCATTTATATCTACAAAAGATATTGAAACTAAAGTAACTAACACAGTAAAAGCTTGGTACAGTGGTTCTATTCCTAACTATGGATTTATATTAAAACATTCTTCATCTGTAGAATTTACCACTTCTTCTAAGTTTGAAACAAAATATTTTGCAGCTACAACTCATACTATTTATCCTCCATGTTTGGAAATAAGATGGAATGATTATGCATTTTCAAGTTCATTATCTGTAGCTACGTCTAGTTATATAGTACCTACTTTAAACAATAATAAAGCAGAATACCAACAAGACTCAATCCAACGTTTTAGAGTTGCTGTTAGAGATTTATATCCTTCAACCACATTTAGAACTACGTTAAGTTTTGCTAATCAAAAATGTTTACCTACTTCTTCATATTGGTCAATAAAAGATTTGGATACTGAAGAAATTGTCGTAGATTACGATACAACATACACTAGAATTAGCTGTGATAATACTAGTAACTACTTTGATGTATACATGGATGGATTGGAACCTGAACGTTATTACAAAATTCTAATTAAATCTATTTTCCCAAATAAAGAAGTAGTAGTGTTTGATAAAGATTATATTTTTAAAGTTATAAGATAATGTCTCAAATACCAGTACAAAAAACTGTATTTAATAAGGATACCTATGGTAGAGTAATTGATACTCAATTTCATCAATTATTGAATCAAGAGGTTATAGAGGAAACTCCATCATATACAGTTGATGATTTCTTTGATTTATATGATCAATTATTTTATCAAATTCCAAAAGAGGGAGATTCAAATTCCCATCAATATATTTTGCAGCGTGAAGCTGATTATTTAGGTATTAGTATTAGTCCAGATGATATTCAAGCACTATTAGATGAAATTACATCTTTAAGACAACAGGTACTTGAAACACAAACAACAATAAATGATTTGATTAAAAAGTAATGGCAGATAATATTAAAATAGTAGGGGAAATTTTAAATACTCAAGAAGTATCTCGTTATAATGATGAAGATATACAACTGCTTGTATCCCAACAAGTAAAATCAAGTTTTGGACAACCCAATGATTATATTGAATATTTTGTTTATGACGCTGGTGGTAATTTTTTAAATAGTTTTTATAATTATAAAGATTTTAAATCCCCTTCTACATCATATATTGATCCAGTTAATGGTTCATTACCTATTATTGAGATTGATCCTATTAAAGATTTACAAAATTTAGGATATAATACAGGAGAATTTGTAGTTTATTATAATTTCTTTACTAATAAAATTTCTAATTCAAATGCTGATTTATTTTTAAAAGAAATATCAGCAGATAGAACTGAATTAAGGGTAGGGTCTACTGTTTTAACTAATAGTGAAATTGAAACTGCTACGTTAGCGCTTATGAATGAAATAAGCGGATCTGCTTATTTTGTTGATTATCTTATTAATTTTGGTAATAACGAACAAGTATTAGCCATTAACGTAGCTTTAAATAAAATTGAATCGGGGTACGAAATATTATTTAAATTATATCAACCATTACCAGATAGTATTACTGAAAAATCAAGTTTATGGGTTGTAGATGAAAAAATAGATAGTTATACTTTTAATATTAATTTAGATAAGCTAATTATTCCTGCTCCCCTTCCTATACTAAGAGGACCTAATTTCAATATTAATATTCCTGATCAAAATAACATAGCTACATCCTATCAAACGTATAATAGTTTAATTAATAGTTTTCAAAACTCTTCTGCTTCTTCTTCATATCAACAACTACTATCTTTAATTCAATCACAAAGTATTGATATTAATACCGACTATAGTAATTTTGCTAATTTTAGTTTTTTTGGTTCTGCTAGAACAAGACTTAACAATTTTTATAATAAAGTAAAACAAATAGAAAATTATAAAAGTGATATAACATCTTATACTGCTTTAACTTCTAGCCGCCCTGATCTAATTTTAGAATTAAATTCATTTACATCTAGTATAAACAATATTATATCTAAATTTGATGGATTTGAATATTATATGTATTTTGAAAGTAGTTCTATTATTACTTCTTCAGTAGAATATAGTATTACTCCATACCCAAAATCAAGTTCAACAAAACCATATTCATTACTTAGTACATCTTCTCCTACAGTAACTTCTTGGTATGATTTTTCAATATCAAGTGCAGATAACTATAATAATAATAATTCAAATCAATTAATAGAAATTATTCCTAGTTTTATTAGGGAAGATGATAATAATGAACCCTATATAACATTTATAGAAATGATTGGTCATTATTTTGACAATATTTGGGTTTTCTTACAAGCAGTAACTGATATTAATCTAGCAAATAATAATTTAGAACAAGGTATTTCTAAAGATTTAGTATACTATAAACTACAATCACTAGGAACTAAATTATATAATCAATATGGTAATATAGATAATATTGATTTTTTAATTGGAGCTAATGGAAATACTATATGGGATAATAATTTTACTTATACTGGTTCTTATTTAAATGCAATCCCACGTAAAGATTTACTTGCTGAATCTTATAAAAGAATTTATCATAACTTACCTTTATTATTAAAAACAAAAGGTACGTCTTATGGTTTGCAA